AATGGAAGACCAGACAAACCCACACATAGAAGACATACATAAATACTTTATTGGTGCCTCCGGCATCTTTCCACACAGCCCTAAAATCGGGATTCAAGAAGAGTCATACAGTAACATTGTAAGTTGCGTGCACAACCCAGAGGCAAAGAACCCTCTCGATGGGCAGGGCTTTTCAAATGAAGACTACGAATTCGTTAATGAAAACGGAACTCTGTTCCTTGAAAAGTATGTTAGAGTTATAGATAAGCCTGATAGTCCGCTATCACAAAGAAGTGACCTGCTGAAAGGGGTCGTAAATCCACAAAAATTTATGGAATTCTTAAAAAGCAAACAGAGAGAGATAGACACTTCAAAGCCGGTATCAGAATACTTTGGAGATGCTATAATAGCCCAACCGCAGAATGAAGAGGGAGAAGAAGTCCTTGTTGGATCTGTGGGCATAAAATACGGTGTTAGGTTGTGTTATGTTCCACCAGAGGGCTCAATTGACGTCTCGAAAACACCGACAAGTCTTCTTGCAGCGAAGCAGAACAAGTCTTTTATTATGAAGCCAGCAGAAGTCACTGTCCTTCCGGAGGTCGTTGGCCAAGCTTTCGAACTTGCAAAAGAAAACTCTGACGAAGCGATGGCCTTGCTAACGGTGGCCATACCAACGCTTGGGGCTGCCCTCGCAATCGCTGGGATAGGCGGGGATGAGTTTGAAAAGGTAATAGAAATTGTTGAAGGTCTAGTGCCCACACTACAACTTAATGGTAGTGAAAACATTTACCCCGTATGTTCATACGAACATGACCTACAGGATCTTTCACTATCGCACTATATCAATTTGCCAGACGACAGATTTGATCAAGACATGAAATGCCTGGTGGACAACCTACTGAAAACTGAAAGTTATAAATTGATATTTGATAAAATTTTAAATGTAAAGAAAGTACCATCAATCATGTCGATTTATTCATACATGAATTTTTTAGCAGCTTTGGGTTTAGACCCATCCGAAAGAGAGGAATCAGACGAATCACAAATTAATGCGAATAACGTTGGAAAAGTCTTTAACGATTCGCACAAAGAATTGAAAAAGTTATTTTTATCTTCCTATATAAGAAAAGATTTTGACCAAGAAGACGACGAGGGTAGTCGAAACACAATGTCAAAACAGTCTAAGGATGAAAAGATGCAAGAAACACTTGAACACAGTCCACTAGCGGATGATGTTCCGTGGTTTTCTAAATTCAAAAGAAGCTTTTCTAACCCGTTCGATAAATTCGGCGATTATGGGTGGAACAAGTATCGTAAGTTATTTAAATTTTAATTAGGAGCAAGAAATGTCAGATAAAAATTGGTCAGTAAAAATTCCACTGGAGACATCTGTTGATGACGTGGGATATAAAGCAGAAACTAACTTCTCTGAAACAGTGAAGTACAACATAAAAAGCACTTTGTTGACATGCCCAGGCGAGATACTAAGCGAGCCTGACTTCGGAGTATGTTTGAGAAAGATAATTTTTGAAAACCCTACACCCTCCGTCATACAAAAGTTAAAATTAAACATCCATTCACAGATACGAGAATACATGCCATATATAAAATTAATTAAATCTCAAATTGTGTTTACACCCGACATGAACGGTTTGAATATAAGACTAGCCTATAGGATTTCAGAATCTCAGTCTGTTGAGACGTTCGAGACTTCGATTGATTTAACTAAAATTTAGTTTTTCGTCCTATTTATTTTGACCATTGGAGGCCTTTGAATGCCAAAAAAGAAGAATATAAATATTAAATACACTAGCAGGGACTTCGATTCGATTAAAAGCGACTTAATTGATCATGCTAAAAGATACTACCCAGACAACTATAAAGACTTCACAACTCCGTCTTTTGGCACAATGATACTGGATTCTGTAGCATATGTCGGAGATGTCTTATCTTATTACGTAGACTATGGCGTTAATGAGTCCTTTTTGGACACTTCTATAGAATTTGACAACATTAGAAAGCATGCGAGGTCTTTAGGGTATAATTTTTATGGAACACCGGCATCTCATGGAGTGGTAGCTCTTTTCGTTCTTTGTCCAGCAAACTCAGATGGCACCGCCCCAGACTTAACTTATTTGCCAATAATTAGACGTGGAGCCTCGTTTAGTAGCACAACTGGCGGAAATTACACTTTAACTGAAGATGTCATCTTTAACGACTCTAAAAACGAGTTTGTTGCCGCTCGCTTTGATTCTGCAACAGGTCGCACAACATATTTTGCTGTAAAGGCATACGGCCAGGTGCATTCCGGCATATACCAAGTAGCAGACATAAACTTAAATGATTCTTCTTTTGAGAAGTTCAAAAAAATTAGAGTCGGAGACACCAACATTACTGAAATTTTTTCTGTTGTAGACTCGTCTGGTAACAAATATCACGAGGTTGACAACTTAGCACAAGAAGTTGTCTTCTTGGAAACAACAAATAAGGATGCTTTTAGCGATGGTGTTAGATCTATCTTGAAGCCGTTCGTGGCCTCAAGGAGATTCGTTGTAGAACAGGACGATTCTGGCACATACATCCAATTTGGCTATGGCTCAGAGGACGAAGACTCAACAGGGGTTGTAGATCCATCTAAAATAGCATTAAAAATGCACGGAAAAAAACAAATATCAAATAACTCTTTTGATCCTTCTAAGTTGTTGTCTACTAATAAATTCGGAATTTCTCCATACAACACAAAATTGAAGGTAGTTTATCGAACAAACAACCCAAACACAATTAACGCACCAGCACTATCCGTTTCAAGTGTCCAGTTTGCTGAGTTTCTCTTTGAAGACCCAACTGTCTTAACCACAAGCGAAGTAAGCTCGCTAAAGAGTTCATTGGAAGTTTCTAACGAAGACCCAATCACAGGATACAACAGCGACTTAACAAACGAAGAATTAAAAGTCAGAGCAAAATCCTATTATGCAACACAAAACCGAGCCGTAACTAAACAAGATTATGAATCTATAGTTTACCAAATGCCGCCAAAGTTCGGGGCAGTGAAGAGAGCTAACATAGTTAATGACCCATCTTCAACAAACAGAAGAATAGCAATCTACACAGTATCAGAAGACAACAACAAGAAACTCACAGTAACCCCAAGTGTTGTTAAAAACAATATTAAAAATTGGATGTCTCGATACATACCAATCAACGATAAAGTAGAAATAAGAGACACATTCATTATAAATTATTCAATAAACTTTAGTGTAATGTACGATAGAAATTACGACCCAGATTCTGTATTGTTTGCGTGCCAATTAGCGCTAACAGAATACTTAGAAGATGTTCCCTACATCGGCGAGGCAGTTTATTTAACCTCTCTGTACGACATCTTGAACAAAGTGGTCGGGGTTGTAGATGTTAAAAAAATTACCTTACACAATAGGGCTGGTGGTGTTTATAGTTCTAATTCTTTAAATTTCGACAAGATATTGTCAAAAGATGGAACCTATTTAAAAACACCAAAAAATGTGATTATGGAGTTGAAATACCCAAAACTTGATATTAAAGGAACAGTTAAATAATGGCTATAAAAAGATATTTTGCTGACGCAGACAACACAATAACAAATGCTTTTGAAGAGAATCTCGAAACAAGAGGCACTGGATCAAACATGGGACAATCAGACATCCTTGAGGTGTTTTCCGTTTATGCCCAACAAAGCTCCGCTTCTTCTGAACTAGCAAGAACACTAATCCAATTCCCGGTTTCTACTATATCATCAGACCGTACAGCAGGTACAATTCCTGCATCCGGTAGTGTCTCTTTTATTCTTAAGCTTTACAATGCAGAGCACTCTAGAACTCTACCAAGGGATTATTACTTGACTGTTGCTGCCGCTTCTGAAACATGGGAAGAAGGTCGCGGACTGGACATGGAAAATTATTCTGATTTAACCTATGATAACATAGGGTCAAACTGGGTTAAAAGAGCAGGCTCTACTTCTTGGACTACTGAGGGTGGAAATTGGTATACTGATGCAAGCTCCTCATTCACACAGAGATTCGAAATAGGAAATGAAAATTTAGAGATTGATGTTACAACCTTGGTTGAACAGTGGGTCAACAGTGACGGCAATGTCCTTGGGTCGAAAACCAACAACGGCTTTGTGATTAAATTAAGTGCTAGTTACGAAGCAACAAGTTCCACAAACTTGGCTGGTACTAACAAATCTTATTATACTAAAAAGTTTTTCGCACGTTCTTCTGAATTCTTCTTTGATAAGCCAACTATCGAAGCTAGGTGGGACTCAACAAGGAGAGACAACAGAGGCAATTTTTTCTTTAGCAGTTCGATAGCACCCGCTGGAGATAATTTGAATAGCTTGTTTATGTACAATTACATTCGAGGCAGACTCAGAGACTTGGGCGGAGTTTCGACACAAGTACCAGTGTTAAACTTATATTATTCTTCTGCATCTGTTCCAGAGGGAACCGCACAATATTTTAGGAACTCTAGCAACACAGAAGTAAACTATCTTAGTGCTTCTCGTGTATCAGAGGGAGTCTACAAAGCAGTGTTCTCAGCAACCAGTAGTACGGTAACCTCTACCTATCCTTATCTTATTGACGTATGGACACTGAGCGGCTCACAAATACATACTGGGTCTGCGATAACACCGGAAGCACACTCGTTCTATAATAACAATCCGGATAGTAAATATGTTGTCTCTATGCCAAATCTTAAGAGTTCATATTCCACAGATGAGACAGAAAGGCTTAGGTTATATGTCAGAAACAAGAACTGGAGTCCAAACATTTATAATAAAGCACAATCCACCCCAGAAACATTACTAATAGAAAGTGCATCATACCAAATCGTG